TTCCTTGGTGGTTGCGTTAGCTGCCGAAAGTCCGTGCCTTGACGGTCAGCTTTCCGGGTACTCTGTCCATGGCCTCTTCGATGCGCGCATTCACGATGGCGTTATCGAACTGGGTTCGGTAGAAGGATCCAAGATTTGCGTTTGAGAACACTTGGCCAGGGGTTGTCATTAGCCTCGCTTTGGCTCCAGCCGCTATGGTTTCCATGTAGCGCTGGCCAAGGAAGTCTGGCAATGTGGTTGCCGACATAGTAGGCACATACGCCACGCGCATGACAAGGCCGAACTGGGTAACAACATCAGTGGGGATAGGGAACACCCGAACACTTCCACGCTCTTGTGCTGAGTTGTAGTGAGTCGGTTCTGGTGCAATGGCTGTCTGCCAGTTGGGCAGCACATAGGCCAGTTGATCCATGCTCACCGGAGTCAGCTTGCGCGAACCAATGTGGATGCTGAGTACCGTCAGTGCATACGACTGAGGCGGCATTTCCAGATCGTAGTCGCGCACACCTTCTGAGAGCATCACTGGATCTTGAATCTCGCTCCAAGCGCGCGACTCGCGGCAAAACTCTGCTGCTGCTGAGACTATTGCGAGGCGCGCAGTCGGATCTGGGCAACCAATGACTTCCGAAAGCACATATGGAAGGAAACCGTCGAGTGTCATTGGTCAGTCCCTCTTAGCCGATTAATGGAACAGCGGAGAACGGGAAGCGCGGAGTGTTCTTCTCAATGATTTCATTGCCGTTGACCTTATAGGTCGTGACAATCGCGTTTTCCAGGCCATGCAGGACAGCGTGTGGCACCTTGCAAGGCACGCCGCGCGGGAGCTGGTACAGATAGCCGTTGATGCACACATCCACTGCGTTTTCGCCGCCATCGTCACCAGTTGCATGGACTGTGACCATGTAGAGCTGCGGGTTTTCGTCCGTCAGTTCCGAGTTGATAAGCGGCTCTTTGGTCTTCTTGACTTGTTTGGTCGTTACGGACACAACAGGTGCTGTAGCTACTGGAGCTTGATCGTCAAGGGTTGTTACGTTGGAATCGGTCATTTGAATTGCCTCACAAAAAGAAAAAGGCCCACAAAGGGGCCGGTCAGGACATAAAAAAACCCTCCAAGCTTGTCAGCCGGGAGGGTTCTTCTATTGGGTGCCGCTATTAGGCGGTGCAAGCCACTTCGCAGCGAACCATGAACAGGTCGTTCAGGATCACGCAGGTCTGCATGGTCTTCCAAGAGGCATGACCACGTTGAGCCAAAGGATCGGAATCGCTTGGCTTGGGGTTCACGATCATGGGCATGACGGCGTACTGGCCCTTCAGTGCAACGATGCCGTAAGCATCGCGGCCAAGGTACAGAACGGGGTAAACGTCTGCACTGGTTCCAGTGGTGGAGAGCATCAAGCCCTTTGCGCCGCCTGCATCAGCAAACGGTTCAAAAATTGTGCTGGTCAGGTAGCGAACATCGTTCACTTTGCCCAGCTCATTCTCAAACGGGGTCATGGTTCCGTAGCGCTCGGCTGCGATGAAGCCAGACATTGCACGAACATCACCTTCCAGATCCGGGTGGATCAGGCCGATATAGCCGGGCGATACGTTAGCGGTTTCGTAGCGTGCGCTGGACTGAACGATTTCAGTGATGAAACGTGCATTCTGGCGCTTCAGGGTACGCACAGAGCGCTGCTGGTCGGCCAGTGTCAGGGCAGTCACCACGGCATTGCGAGTGGCCACCTTGTTGGCGTATGCGAAGTTCGTACCGGCTTTCAGCACGCCGAAACGCATCTTCTCAATCATCTGCGCGGATTGCTCACCCAGCAGGTTCACTGCTTCGTTCAGCACGGGGTCTTCGTGCGTGTCCAAGATCACATCAGTGATAGTGGTCTTGTCGCCGTACTGGGCCAGAGTGGCGGTAACGTCAGTCACTGCCAAGGTTTGACCAGCGGGGGTCACTCCTTCGGTCAGCGCCGTGGGGATGGTGGAAAGTGCCGTGTAGCGACGGAACTTTACGATCTTGGTGCTGAAAGCAGGCAGAGGCTGGCTCTGACCGAATTTTTCCAGAACTAGGAAGGGAAGACCACGCTTCAAGAGTTTCTTGGCAGCGTATGCGGCAGTCCGTGGCGAAATGTCGCCGTATGCAGATTGGGCCATGATAATGGTTCCTTAAAAAGAAAAAATGCCCGGAATGGGCAGTAATGCAATCAAAGGAGCTGTCTTAAATACCGTATGCCGTATGCAAACCGATTTAGCAAACCACTATGTGAAGGGGCATATAGCCATGGCTTCAGTGGAATGGATCGTCTGCGCGTCGAGGTCTTCTCGTCTTGCTCCGAAAGTGTTGGGCGATAACCGCCACCCAACAAGCGGCTGTGAGGCAGTCTTTAAAGCTGCTTCAGCTAGTCGTTTGTCGTGGTCGCACGATGCGACCGCGAGGAATTAGTCTTTGAACTCGTCCCAGGCTGCTGCGTAGTCGTTGCTTGCTGCAGGCTGGGTCGGTAGGCGCAGGCCGGTGGAGCGCACACCCTCTGCGGCATCTGCGTTGCGTGTCATGGAATCCGGCTCTTCATCAGGGTTTGCCTGCTGGCTGGCCTTGAATGCGTCCAACATGCGGTTTATTTCGCGCGCACTTCCAGTGTTCACACAATCCTTGTAGGCTGCGTTTTGCTGAATGAAGATTGCAAACGGCTCAGATCCGGCAACATCCATGAAGTCGGGATGCTTGTCGGCAATTGTTTCAAAGTGGGCCTTGGCCTTGCTGTCCACAATCTCGTTGATGATTTCATCCACGGACTGGTTCACTTTTCCGGTCACCTGTGCCACCTTCGCGTCAATCACGGCGGTAATCATCTGGGTGAACTCTTCTCCAAAGTCAGCGGCCAGTTGCTTGAGGGCTTCGTCGGGCGACATACCGGAATCCAGCTTCTCTTCCAGTTGCTCGGCCACTTCAGTCACTTTAGACTCGGAAGACTCTTGCTCTGGTGTCTCGGTACTGTCATCGCCATCACCAGTCTCGCCAACTTCTTCACCGCGCTGTGCGGCCATAGCTCGTTGACGGCCTTCCCAGCTCTTCTGGCGCTGCTCTTCTTTGGTCAGGCCAGCAGGTTGCACGGGTTCTTCACCTTGCTTCATCTCTGCTTGAGCTTCTTCCGGTGCTTCAGTAGCTTCTTCCGGGCTGTTGGGGATGCCAGCATCTTCGGGCGACTCCATCACTTCGGGTGAAGGTGTCAGTCCAAACTCGTCATCGTCGGTGCGCTGCACTGGCGCTTGGTCTTCCTCGTTGAAGGAATTGCCAAAAGCGGCTTTGTCTTCGCGTTCTTGCTCGGGGGTCATCATTGCCATGGTGTATCTCCTATCACTGGCTCAATAAAAAGCCCGTGAGGGGCTAGTGGGTTTGCTCATACCTTCGGCATGTTGTTGGACTCGTCGGCCACTACATCCCGAATTGCTTGTGTCTGCTGGATTGCTGTCTGCAACTTAATCAATCCATCTACTGGCACATGGATCAGGTCGAACTTGTAGCTGGTAATCAGCTCTTCAAGCATGGCCACAATGGCCCGGTTCGCCTCTGATGCTGAAAACGCGCGCACCACTTCTGCTGCTGAAGCCATGCGCTTCATGGCTAACATGTTTTGGTCTAGTTTTGCCATCAGACTGCTGCTGTCTCAATACCGGCTTGAACGCCGTTCATGCCCGTTTGCGGATCAATAGCTGCATCAGGCTTCACTGGTGCTAACTGCGGCTGCATCGGAGGCGGCGGCGTGTTCTGGCCGGTCATCTGGCCACCAATGCCTGCTGCCGGATCAATAGGCGCGACTACCGGGGCAATGTCTGGCATGTTGGAGTCCATCCACCCGGCGCTGCGCAGAATCTCATCGCCTGCCGGTGCAATCTCGGGGCGCTCTGTTGCCACGCCACCGGCCTGCATCGCTGCATACACGGCTCCGACCTTCGCGGCCACTGTCTCGGCTGCTGTCTTCTCGGCCTGTGCCTTGATCTGCTCGGCCTGCGCCATAATTCGCTGGGCATCGGCCATCAGCTTGTCGATCTGGGCCTTTGTCGTGGCCATCTGAGCTGCTTGCATTTCCTGCTGCATCTGCACGGCCTGCTGTGCCTGTGGGCTGTTCTGCTCGGCCTTCAGCTCTTCCTCGGTCTTCACCACATCACTCAGCTCGTTGGCTTCGGCTCGTTGCAGGTTCAGCTTATCGCGCTTGATGTACGGGGCATCCAGCGGGTTTGCTGTAGCCTGGGCGAACATATTGAGCGCATTGGCCCGAACTTCCTTAGCTACCAGACTTGCCGTGCCGCGTGCCTTCACATCAAAGTCGCCCTTGATGCTGTTGTCAGAGTGGAATTGCATGTTCCAGCGGTACAGGGCTTGCAGGAATGGCCGGGTCACGCCTTCATCCCAGCTTGTAATCAAGTCCTTGATGACGATATTGGCAGCGCCCATCAGCATGGACATACCACTGGCTGTGCCTGCTGCGCCTTGGGTTGCGTTTTCGCCGGTCATGTAGCGCGGGATTGCCGTCACTTCATCGGCGTTACCCTCAAACATTTGTATCAGGTTTTGCAGCTCTGGAACATGACTGTTCAGGTCGATGGTGTTCACCGCGCGCGCGCCCGGGTTGGTGTTGTTGCGCAAAAACACCTTCCATGGGTGCAGCTCATCGGCCTTCTCCATGTTGGAGAGCAGGCCCATCTGCACTTCAACCATTGATCCAGCCGTGATAGCTGCGTTGTCCAGCGTCATGCGGGTTCCAGCGTTAATCATGGTCTGGTCATCGCGCATCACGCTTCCCAGTCCCTCGGCAAAGATTGAAGTCTCGTCCTTGTCGAAGTAGTACAGGTGGTATGGCCAAGTCACACCGTTGATTGGTTGCAGCACAGCCTTGATAACGTCACCGTTTGCCAGCAGCCACACATTGCTGAAGAACGACTCATGCATCCGCTCGTCTGGGATTTCGATGCCAGCGCTGCGCAGTTGCAGTCCGTCCAGCCATCCCCAGCGCTCCAGCACTTCATACTGGCCATTCATTGCGTTCTGACTTGCCAATCGAATGCCGATTGCCTTCAGCTCGGAGTCCACAAACAGCGGCTTGATCTGGCCATCCGGATTGGACAGGATGTACTGCTTGATCTTGTCGCCATTGAAAGACTTGCGGCTGGACAGCTCGGCCATGGCCTGCTTGGTGAACTGGTGACGCTCGTATGCAAAGCGGCAGTCCTCAATGCAAGTTGCCTGCATGTCCGGGTAGAAGCGCCAAAGCGGCACGTAGTCCACAAAGGGCGTGATGTAGGTTTGCGACTGAGGCATCCACTTGCCGTTCTTGAACGCGAACTGGGTGCGAACCTTACGCTCAACCAGCGGCCCTTTGATGATGCCGGTGCCGTACAAGTGCGCGCTGTGGATGGCCTGTACGCTGGCCTTCTTGTACCGGGCCTCCACCAGTTGGTCTTCAATGACCTTGCTCATGCCCTTTGCCGATGCCTTGGCCATTTCGATAACGGCCTTGTCGTAGGTTTCCTTGTCCGGCTGATGCCCACCGTTCATGCGCGTGAGATTGGACAGAATGTGGGCCTGCTGCTCTTCGCTGATGTTCGGCACCGGAGTCTGCTCAATCGTCCAGTTCTTCTCAGATCCAGCCGGGAAAAGCAAGTCGGCCACGCGACTGTCCACAGTCTTGACTTTCACGCGCGTCTTGCGCACGAATGCCTTTGAGCGGTTCGGGCCAATCTGGGCCAGCACATCGCTGTCGTACTGGCCACGGTACTGGCGCAGATCCTGCAACCAGCGAAGCTCAGTGTCCCGGCGCTCAATCTCGGCGCGCAGGAACTCCGATAGTAGTGTCGGTCCAAGTGGTGAGCTGGCCATCCGGCTGGAGTCTCCATTGCTGGAAAACTCAGCCGCTGCAGCCAAGTCGTACTCTTGGTCGATGGTCTGTTCAGTCTGCATGTTTTATGCAGCTCCGCGCCGTGGGCTTGGCTTGGTTACCGGCTTCGGATCGTTCTGGCCAATGTTTGGAGTTCCATCTGCGTTGTAAAAGCTCTTTTTGGGCGGAGCAATGGACACTGAAACTTCAGGAGCTGCAATGCTCATAGGTTTCTTTTCAGTGGCCGTCATGGTCATCTTGCCGCTCGGAGCTGCAATCTCCACCTTTGGCCGGTTGTCCTTCTTCACCGGGCTGAACGTGCTGGGCTTGTCGGCCACGGCCACGGTCTTGGGTGCTGCCGGAGCTGCCGGAGCTGGCGATCCCTTGGCCTTGTCGGTAGCCATGGCAGTGGTGTACTTCTTGCCGTTCCACTCAAACGTGCCATTTCCTGCCTTGCGGTTGGCTGCGAATGCTTCCTTGAACGACTGCTTGACCGGCTCGGGTGCTGCCGGTGCTGGTTCTGGTGCTGCTGCCGTTACAACAGGTTCAGACGGCTTGTTTTCACGGGTGAATGGTTCGGGCTTGGATGCCTGGGCCGCAAGCGGCGTATCGAACTCAAAATCATCATCGTTGGCGATTTTCTTGGCCGCTGTATCGTCCGAATTGAATTCGTCTGTGTAGTCTTTGTCTGCGCCTGCTAATCCCATGGTGAACTCCTTAATATCCAGCGCTGGTTGGCGCTTGGTAGTTGCTGTTGCCCAAAAGTGAGCTGATTCGCATCTGGATTGGCTCGGCAAAGGTCAGGGCCAGTGCGTCACCGCCGTCAGGGCTGCGAATGCCACGGCGCTTCAATTTCTGCTTGCTCTCAAGCTGCCTGCGCCCGTTGGAGCTGGTTTCAGGCTGGAATGTGGACAGGTCGGCAATCAATGCCGGGTCGTTTGGCAGTCGAATGGGCATGTTTGCGAACCACTCGGCCATGAGAAACCACATCTCAGCTCGTTTGTTCTCATATCTCTCACTGTCGTTGGACCTGCTGCCAGCTCCAACACCGATTACCGGGATCTGAAGCTCCACAAGCCGGTCATAAACGCCAGCACCCAGGCCCAGCTTGTCCACAAAGATGCCGTCCGGGTGCATGTCGTTGTAGTAGTTGGCCACCTTGCCTGCGATCTGCATCGTGTCAAGCTTGGTGTGGTACTCGATGCGGAACACGGTGCGGCCCTGCCGGAAACAGATTGCTGTCCTGTCATCGCCCTCGCCTGCCGGGTCAACACCAATCAGCAGCGGCCCTTGGCGCTCCCTAAACATCACGTTGTTGACTGCGGCCATGACCAAACTGGGGCTAATCAGCGGGTTGCTCGTCGCGGATCTGAAGGCCAGCGAAGGATTTGCCGGGTACTCTTGGTCAAACAACCACTCGTTTCCAGCTCCGTACTCCAGCAGCTTGCCGCGCCGCCACGCCATCTGGCGCAGACTCAAACCGTAGGCTGCTTGGTACTCAATGTCTGCCGGTGAAAGCTCCCAGTCCTTTGGCGGCATGTCCTCGTACTCTTCCTGCCAGAACCACGGCACGAAAATGGCTATGTAATCACCCTGCCCAGCCTCGGCCAGTTGCCACATCATGTGGAACTGGTTACCAATGCCGTTTGCTGTGGACTCCAGAATGATCTCAGTGCCATCCGCTTTGGCAATCGTGTTGCCTATACCCGCAAGGTGCATCGCAGCGTTGTTCCAGAACGCGAACTCAGATCCGTGCAGCAGTTGCGCCGTGTTTGACCGGCCAACGTCATCAGTGCCAGCCGTGGCCAGCTTGTAACCCGCATCAATCGCGCCGAACACCAGCTCCTTGGCGTTTGAATTCTTCACGCTCGGTGCCAGCGGGTTGTGCTGGTGGTAGCGCTTGACCATTTCAAACAGGTTGGAAGTCGCCTTGTCTTCGTGCGCCACGATGAAAGCTGACCGGCCCGGTGTCGTACTGGTGCGGTGGTAGAACCTCGCACCAATCAGCGTTGAACCGCCCTGCTGCCGCCCTTTGAGCAGCAATGCCCGGACGTATCCCTTCTCAGCTCTTTGCTTCTCCAGCGCCGCATTGATGAACGTCTGCGCCCGGTTCCACACGAATGGCACCAAGTCGCCGCGCTTGTTCTTGACCTTCAGGCAAGTCGCGCAATAGGCTTCAAAGTCGCCCAGCGCCGCATCCAGCGCTTCCAGATCCATGCTCACAAGCGATTGGCCCTGAAAGCCACCAAAGCCTTGAGCGCCGCATCCACTGGGTTGTCCTGCTTCTCAGCGTCAATGCCGAAAGCCTCACGCTCCATCTTCACCAGCTTTTCCAGAATCTCGACTACCTTCTTGGCCGAATCAACGCGCCCAGGCAATGACAGAACCTTCTGGTAAATCTGCGCCAGCTTGTCCTGACGAACCCGGCCGTCATCATCTTCAGAGCTGGTGTCCATCAATTCGCCCAGTTGAGCGAACAGTTCTTTGTTGTTCGTTGTCTCTTCCAGCTCGTCCATGAGCGCGCGGAACAGGTTGTGGCTGCGGCTGATACTTCCCTTTTGGGCAATCAACACAATGGCTGCGGCCTCGGCATTTGCCTCTACGGTCTGTTTTTCCGTAATTGGGGTGAGGCTCGTACTTGGGCCTCGTACCGCTTGTGCCTGCTTTGCTCGTACCAGCTCTTCCGTGCGCTGCTTGATCTTCACAGACAAGTCTTTGGGCCATTGATCCTTCTTGGCGCGCTTACGAATCATCCCTTCGGACAACCCGCATTCCTCTGCTATTTGGACGTTGGAAAGGATGCCAGCGCGGTAATGCTTCTCGACCAGCTCCCAGTCGATGACTCTCTTCTCGGTTGCCATGTCAGTTCAACAGGCTGGGCTGCACCAGTGCCTTGAGCGCTGCCAGCTCGGCATCAAGGCGTGGCTTTTCCCAGCGGCGCTTACTCAATCCACTTCCATGGAACTTTCCGCGCTCTTCGCTGGCAATGGACTCACGCTCCTTTTCCATGCACTGGTATGTCAAGCCTTCGCGCTGGTTCTTGATGTAAGCCTTCATGGCGCGGAATGCTTCGATGTAGGCGATCTGCTTTGAAACTGCCTTCTTACCTGTCATCTTTCCCATGATGAAGGCGTAGCCCTCTTGAGTCATGGTGAACATTGGCCACAAGCGTCCACCCTGCTCAAACGAGCATTCCTCAAAATTGAGGGATGCCCATTCTGGGTGTTCCTCCATGGCTTCTTCCAACCGGCTGCGAATGAGTTTCAGCACGTTGTCGTGGCGTTTCCCATGGACAACGGCCACACGGCGGCTGTCGGTGGTCAGCACATCACCATCGGCATCAATGAATGCCTGGAAGTTCAAAACGGTCTTGGTCATAGTGTTCACCCATTGGGCTTTTGACGCTTGCGCGCTGGGCTGTCCTTACCCTTCGCACTCACTCCCGCAAAGACGGAGTGCGCGCCCTGAAGTACCCCAGCGGGTCAGGCTGGAGCGCAGGCGGGAAACTGCGGTGCGGTTACTTGTCGGCCAGTGCCGTGTTTGTCAGCTCACGCAAAGTGAGCATCAGGGGTGGCCATGCCATCACCATGTAAGGCCGGTAGCCTTCTGGCAGGAACTGGCTGAAGAATCCGGATTGCAGCTCGACGGCACTCAGTGCGGCTCCAATGAGGTCATTGCTTCCACGCCTGGGCGCGCTGCGGGTCGTAATTACCAAAAGGCTTTGTTGGGCCACCGGGATCACCCAGTGCTGCGCGGCTCACTTTCGATAATTGCCGCGCTTAACCCAAACTTGGAGCAGTGTGCCGGATTTGAACCGACTCCAACAGCTTGGAAGGCTGTGTCCTATCCCAGTAGGTACTCTGCTTAACTGGTGGATTGCGATGGTATCGAGCCATCCGAGCGCAAGCGCGTCAGGGTTACAGCCTGAATCGCCTCCTTAGCGATATAGCAATCCGTTTCTGGTTGCGGTGGTCGGAGTCGCTCCGACTGTCTCTTGGTTATGAGCCAAGCGGGATACTTCTTACCCACACCGCGAAATTGGCTCCGTGGGCCTCACACACGGATGGCTTGTCAGGACTTAACCTGCTGGGCTACGGCAGAGTAGCCGGAATCATCAAGACTCATTCACCATTAGGGCAAACTCAACTCT